GCACCTTGTGCTGGTTGCCCTCCATCATCCTGTGGCGGCCATCATAAGCCTTGATGGTGAAGATGGTGGGCCCGTCCTCCTCGAATACCGGCAGCCACTTCACGATCTCAGTGCGTCCCATGTACTGCTGGACGCCACCGTATCCCATGTAGAGATCGATCGCATTGCCTTCCTGGAAGGCCTTGCTGTCTACCACCGCGCGCCAGTTGTCAGGCGAGCCGTAGGTGATTTCCGGTTGGTTGATCACCTGGAGGGTAAACATCCCCGCCATCTCCTCGTCCTCTTCATAGGTCACACTAGCGATGAGGGGGCGGACTGCCTCGAATAGCTGGGTCGATTTGCCGGCGTCCCTGCCCGAGATCGTCAGGTCGAAATTAGGCACAAGATCGTCACCGGCTTCGGTGTACCTGGTGAGCGGGAGGCGTGACACTAGAACACCGCCTTCCTCGCGTTACGGTTGGCCAGGATCTCCTCGAAGCTTGCGACTGCCTCCTCATTGGTCAGGCTGAGGGCGTGGAACTCGGGCTCCACCGTCTCCCTAGTCACAACGGCGCGGGCCGGTATCCTAATCGTCGAGCCGACATCAGGTTGCATCGGCATGTCGGGGTTTCTCTTCCGCAGCCTGTCACCCAGGAGGGGCCGGCCGTAGTATCTCTTAGCGATCCCCTCATAGGTCTGCAGGGCAGCAGAGACTACAAGGTAGTAGCTCTCCTTCGCTGGCTTGGTGGGGTCGATCTGCTGTTGTGAAAAGGGCACGTACCGCGACACGGTGAAGTTCAGCGTGACGTGCTTTGGGTGCCCAGCACTCGCTCCCGTAGTGATCAGCGATTCGATTTCCGGGTCCACGGAGTCGAACATACATACTTCGGAGATCGTCTTGCCCCAACTGAACACGCAGATAGGGGGGCGCCCCAATGTCTCGTCCTTGATGGACAGTTTCACCACGTCGCTCAGTTGGCCGAGAATGTTCTCATCCGAGTCCTCAGCGAACAAGACGGAAACGAACGTGAGGCTACGCAGCCTGCCTTGAACCCACTGCGTGATGGGGTCCTGGAAGCCGAACCTCGCCTGCTGGGCAACCTCACCACCTACGCTCATCCTTACGCCGCTGTCGGTGATAGGATAGGGCGGCTCGAAAGTGGCCCCGCTGTCGAGGTTCTTGATCTTCCAGTCAACCGGGATCTTCTGCGACTGTGCCACGACTACCTCCTATTGCCTGTGCGGGGTGCTGAGGAGTGGCTCCTGGCACCCCTACTGCTCTTCTCCTCGCCTGCCTTGGCTGTTGCCTTGCCAACGACCTGGCCGTCAACCTTCAGCGTCACCTCCAACGGCTTGCCCTGCGCCTGCAACTCGGCCGCGGTGCTCAACTTCTGTAGCTCAGGCTGCAGTACCTTGAGTAGCCGCTTCTGCTCCTCTTGGGTGACCTTCATCGAGGACCACTGTGACTGCAGCCTTTCGAGTGCAAGCTCCCTCGTAACTGTTACGCGCTTGCCCTCCTTAACACCACCTAACGTCACGCCCCGTTGCTGGAACTTGGCCAGTTGCTGAACCTGCTCCCGCGCGGATGCTACGCCTACTTCCTTCCTGTGAGCCTCCACCCTGCGATCTGCGGCCCGCTTATTGAAGCCGACAGCGAAGTCACTGATACGATCGGATAGTTTGAAGGTACGATCGATCAACATACCTAACCCGACCCCTGCGGCACCCGCGGCTGCGACAAGTCCAGCGGGGCCTGCTAGCCTACTTACGAGGGAACCACTACCCCTTGCCACAGACCCCAGGTTCCTGGTGAGTAAATTACCAACCTTTGGGATGCGGCCCGCTAACCCATTGACGGCACCGCGCATCCTAGCAAACGCCCCAACCGTTTGCGCTGACTGTTGACCCAGCGGCGCCGCAGCCGTGCTGGTGCCCATACCAAGGCCACCCATCTCATCAAAGTTGACTACCCTAACCGGATTAGCAGTAATCTTTTCTGCCGCGCCGGCAACCTTTGCCACCTTACCAAGACCACCAGGCAATTTTGACATCAACTTGCCGAAGGTCTTGGTGCGCCCCAGGATGTTGGCTGCGCCCCCTAGCACCCCCTTCATGATCTGGAAGGTGCCCTTGGTGACGGAGGCCATCCTACCGATCAGCTTGGTGGTCCCCTTGATTGCGATGCCAAGTGCAGCAAACTTGATCGCGAACCCAGCTATCCCCTGTACACCAGAACCTCCTGGTGCGAAGAAGGAGAACGGGCCCAGCAACATGTCCGCGGTGTACAGCACCCCCTTCAGCACCGTACCAAAGGCACTGAAGATCGCCTTCGCTCCAGAGATCCCCTCCTTGATACCCAACGCCAAGGCGACTGCAGTCTGGTTGAGCCCCTGCAGCTTGTCCTTATTCTTATCCGCCCCTTCTCCGATCAAGCCGAAGGTGGCGGACATGTCACCCAGGAAGGCGGTAGCTTTCTCAATAATTGGCGAGGCTAACGGAGCAAGAAACTTTCCCAACGAGTTGAAAGCACCATCGATCGCAGAACTCATCCGCACCATGGTGCCGTGCAGCCCACCTAGCCTGGTGTTCTGCATTTCGATCGCCTTGCCCCTCGCCTTGTCCGCCATATTATCGAACAGGAGCTTGATCTTCCCTTCGTTCTCACCCAGTGCCTCAAAAGCACCAGCCGCACCCATTCCACGCATCCCCAAGAGTTCCATTGAGGCGTTAGCTCGCTTGAGTGGGTCCTTGATGTTTTGCAGTTGCTCCACCACATTCAGCATCGTGCCAGCTAGGTTGACACTGCCGTCTGCAGTATTCTCAACTTTGGCGCTGAATTGGCCTACGGCAACTTTCCCACCTTTGGCCGACTTGGCGATCTTTAGGAGAGCATTCTTCATCCCCGTGCCTGCGAGGGTACCCTTCAGGCCAACATCTGCCAACACGCCTAGTGCTGCGGCCGTGTCCTCGAGTTCGATACCCATCGACCTCGCCACCGGGCCTACGAACTTCAGACCCTCCTGCAGGCCTACCATGTCGGTATTCGTCTTGGCGGACACGAACGCCAGGGTGTCAGCGATGCGCGTGGCGTCACTCGCTTGCATCCCAAACGCCTTCATGTTGCTGGCCACGATATCGGCCGCGGTGCCTAGGTCCATCCCATCGGCCGCGGCGGCTGCTAAGGTAGGCCCAATCGCAGACATAATCTCCTCCGCAGACATACCAGAGCGGGCGAGGTTCTCCATTGCCTCGGCTGCCTGCTTGCCTGTGAAGGAGGTGGTGGACCCCAACTTCATCGCCTGCTTTTCCAGGGTGCCGAACATCGGCGCCGCCTCTTCACCCAGGACAGCCTTGACCGCGGCCATCTGCCCCTCGAAGTCAGCGTACTTCTTAACGGCAGAGGTCGCGATCCCGCCTGCTGCGGCGGTCGCGATTCCCATACCGGCAAATCCCTTCTGTAGGTTCTGAACGCCCTGCTGGGCGGTGTGGGCGCTCTTACCGAGCCCCATGAAGGATCGGGAGGCTTTGTTGACACCCGCTACTGCGGCGTCGCCTTGGAACTGGAGTTTGGCTGATAGTGTTTCCGTGGCCATTGTGCCTCCCTATTTAGTATACCTCTTCCGTACCTTTGCCTCCTCGCGGTACTGCTTCAGGAGCCTGTTGATCAACCTGTCCCGCTCCCTGGGAGTCATCTCCAGCACGTCTAGGAAGCTGTATCTCCCATAGTAGTTGAGGATGTGAACATCCTCGATCAGGTCATCAACTCTCCCAAAGGTACGGAACTGTCGAAAAAAGAGTCGAACGACCAATCTAATGCGTTGATGATCCTACCGCCACACTTGTCCTTGGGGCACTCCAGGGTAGTCCTCAACTTGGGCCCTGCGCTCACCTTCCCGGCTTGGCGATCAACCATCAGGGTATCGATCCGTTCGATCTCATCGATCTCCTCATCGGTGATCACGTAGTTCCTGTCCACACCTTTCAACTCTGCGATCGAGTCCCGGAACTGATTGTACCCCAACGACTCCACGCCCTCCATTACCGCACCGGGGGCGAGGAGGGTCTTGAACTTCACCGGCTGCAGTTTCAACTCCTGCACGTGGTGCTTGTTTTGGTTGACCTTGAAGCCTCGCCGCATCTTCACCCAGTGGAATAGCTCCTCTGGTGACTCCATCACTACCACTTCGGTGGTGAGGAGGTTTGGCTTGAGCATTCCCTTGAACCCACACTTGCTCATCGGGCAGGCGAACGGCACCTCGATGAACTCGGACAGCGTGGTGATCCTGGAATAGAGATAGACGTACATCGCGTCCGCCCAGTACCAGTCCAGTACCTTCAGCATGACCTCTGGGGTGGAGTTCCCCTTCTCCTTCCCTTCCGCGATGAGCGGCAGAGCCTCTCCTGCAAAGCTCTCAACCACCAGGCTGAGGAACTTTGCGGAGAGGAGTGCCTGGTGCTGGCCCTCGTTCTGCTCCCGCCAGATATTCATGAACCGATCGATGCGGGACTTGTAAGGCCGGAGGGAGAAGTCCTTCAGCAGGGTGTTGCCTTGGATTCTCCCGATTGGAAGCTTGGGACCAAGCTCCTTGATGGTAGTGGTGTACATCCGTTTATCCCTCCAATTACATCCATAAATGGATGCTTGTTAGGGACAGGTCGTCCTAGCTATGGGGTGACGATTACCTGGTCCGTCTGACACGTCCAGGTAATTACGTGCATCTCGCCTTCGTTCTCCATCTCTAGGTCGGACTCCGCCCGTTTCTTCAACCAGATGTTCGGCAGCGTGCGCCTACGCCTGGGGAGCAGGCCCGCTTCGTCGAAGAGGGTGAGCATGCCCAGCCGCAGATAGCCCGGGAGGGCCAGCTTGCACTGCGTGTACCAGGTTTCCATCGCCGCCACCTCGAGATCGTGGTGGGTGGGCTGCATAATATCGAACTCTACCGGCTTGCTTCTCCCGCCGCTCCTCACGGTGCGATCGGGTAGCTCAGGGGCGTCCAGTTCCTCCTCCAGGCCACTGATAGACACCAACGTAACTTCGGGCACGTTGAATGGCTGGATGATCAACTGGTACCTGTTGACCGGGATGCGGTTCTCCTGAAGCACCTGTTTGATTCCCATGTTTCATCTCCTTGGGTGTCGAGTCACTTTAGCTTATCGGATTACGATAAGCTATTGCCTAGGCAGCGGTGGAGTCGAACACACCCTGCTTTCCGATTGTGATGATGAACCGCTCTACCGTGTCCGCGAGTTGGAGGCTGATGTCGCAGTTCAGATCCCCCGCCGCGCGGGTGGCGTCGGTGTTGTTCTCCTCGTCGATCTTAATCTCGCAGGCGTCGGTGAAGGTGTCGCCGCGGATCGCCCGCTTCGTCCACTCCGGGTAGAAGAAGGACTCGAGCGCCGCGAACAACTTCGGCTGCTCCAGCGGGTCGTTGATCGCGAAGATCACCCAGTCGAAGTTCTCGCTCAGGACGTGCTCGTAGTACGACATGAGTTCCCGATGTTGGCAGAACTTCCACGCGGAGTCCACGTAGGGGACCCTCGCGCCCCAGACGATGAACCGCCCCTTCCGCTTCTCCACCCGCTGGATACCGGCCGGGTTGAGCACCTCGCCGTTGAGGCGCCGATCCAGAGTCGGTATCTCGCGGATGCGCGGCAGCGTAACATCCCCGCCTGCCGCGACCTTGTGGTACCCGTTGTAGTCGCGGGCCGTCTTGGCCTCCCTGCCGTGGACCATACCCGTAATGGGGACAGTCTTGAGCAGGCTGGTCTTCACCGGGTCGGACACGCTGGCATATGACGGGAAGATGATCTTCTCGTGGTCGTTCTTGCCCAGAGTGTTCTGCACCCAGGTACGCGCCGCCACCTCGTCCGTGTAGCTGGAGGGGAATTCGGGGCGGTACTGGTGGTTCTTCGACTCGGCGTAGTTGATGCCTGCCTGCTGGACCACCAGGGCGTTGGGACCGGATAGTTCGTTGATCCCTGGGGTCGCGTGCTTGATGAGGCCGTACCCCTGCTGTTCCGTCTCGTTGAACGGCGAGGAGTTGACGTCATACGCCGGCAGAAAGTCATTCTCGTCGATGGTGGCGATACCGTCGTACCCCTGGGTCAACTGTTGCTTGTACTGCAGCCTGACCTTGATGGTGCCACTGATCGCCCCGCCGTCGGTCATGTCCCCGCTGGTGATGTCAACGGCGTTCTCGTCGTTGTCGGTGATCATCCAACCTGTACCCGGCGCGAACGACTCGTCGGGGAAGAAGATGCGGCCATCAATCGCCTCGTCCTCCTCCAACGGCCAGACATGCACGGTGAACTTGTCCCCCACGGCCGGGGTGGTCTCCGTGAGCGTGAAGCCGAACGAGTAGGGGTTGTCCGCCGCGTAGGGCGTCCCGCTCGTCGCATCCGGGAAGGTGTGCTGCGCCTGCTGGTTCAGCGACGTCACGGTCCAGGCCGATATCCCATCGTACTCGATCTCGTACACGTCCGGGATGACCTTGGCTCCAAAGGTGAAGGTGCCGAGCGTGCTCGCCCCACCCGTCGCGGCTAGCGACCACTGAACACCCACCGTGGTGAGGTCCAGTTGCTTCTCCGCGATCTCCGAGTCGGCCACCTCCACGTAGTGGTTCGCCGGCCTGGTGGTCGCCGTCACGGCACCCGTCCAAAGGTCGGTGACCGTGATGTACCAGTTGGACGTGTCCTCGTTGATGACCTTGGCGAAGTAGTTCTCCGCGTTCGGGTCCGAGGAGAGGTCCGGGTAGGTCTTGACCAGCCCGTCGTTCACGTAGATGTTGAGGCCCCACTCGGTCGAGGGGTTCACCTGCCCATCCGTGATCTCCACGCTCATCATGCGGTCCCGGCCCCACGCATCCGCCGACTCGAGTTCTACCGCGAACTCGAAGTCCGTCCCCGAGCCGAAGTCGGTCTCGAGGGTGGAATCCAAGGCGATGCGCAACTCCGTGACTGCCACGCCCGTACTGGCGTCGTTCCCGATGATCTCGTAGGAAGTCCCGGTCTCGGTGCAGAGTAGCGTCCCACCCTTGAACTGGTCCTTCTGGATCGGGTGGAGCCCCGCCGGCATATCCAGCGTGGTCTCGTTGATGTCGCCCGACCCGGAGACGTCGAAGACGTAGGTATCCCGCTTGCCTGCCCAGGACCCTCCGTTGTGCGCGTCGACTCGGATCACCTGGTTGCGCGGCCAGGCCCTGTCCCAAAGGGTCAGCGTAGCCTTCTTCTCCGTCCCGTCCGTCACGCGGTACAGGAAGAGGACGCCCGCACCCCCCGAGTGGTCCCAGAAGTCCTGGCAGCAGTCGGGGAGGAGGCTATCCGGGATCAGCCCGCCCGTCTTGGCGAGCAGGTCCTTCTTGCCGGTTGTGGTGATGAGTTCGCCGACCGGACCTCGCTCCAGGATACCCGTGTAAGCCGTTGAGCCTAGCTGGGACGGGTCGATCGACTTCTCGCTGTCCCTCTCGATAATGACCGTCCCGGCGTCCAGAGTCGGCCCGTAACGTTTTTGTGCCATCTGCGTTCCTCCTTAGTTTGTGTCGGGCTGACCAGTTTTAACGCCAGTCCAAAGTTGACCGCCCTGGAGCCCTGGACTCGACAGGTTGAGGTTGAACCGCTGCACCAAGTAGGTGGTGTCCTCCGGGCACAACCAAAGATAGATATTGTGAAGCGTGAGAGTATACCTCGCCTCGTGCTTATCACTCAGGTTCGGCTTGGGACGGAAAAGCCCCAGAGACGGGCAGCTACACGACAGGTATTCGTCCACGGCGGGCCAGTGGAACCTGGTGTTTGCGGCTTGGTGCTCTAGGGCTTTGTCCATCATAGCTAACAAAGTCTGGTTGTTCTCTGCCAGCAATAATACCTCAAACTCTAATCGAAGTCTAAAAGGGAACCTGCGCACGGTAGCCTGATTCGTGGCGATATTCCTCACAATTTGAGTAGCGAATACCTGGTTCCCCGTCAGGTCGAAGTTGTCCACCACGACGGCCGGGAGGCTCTCTACCTCTACGTAGTCCTGGCTCGACCAGTTGAGGTGCACCTCGGGCTCGACCTTGAAGTCCACCCAGATTGATTCTCCGCGCGGCACCTCTGCTGTAAGCCTAATCGCCTTCCCATCCGCGTCATAGCTCGATAACAAGTCGGTGGTGTGATCAGGGTCCTGCGTGTGGTTGTAGACCGCCTCGATCGCGGCGATGTTATACCGCGTCTGCATATCGAGGAGGCTCACCACCGATCCGCCCACCGAGAGGAGGGCAAAGTCAAGCGACGGTTGGATACCGTCCCGCAACGAGGTGAGGATTGCATCCGACACTAGCGACCTGATGTAGTCGAGGTCGCATTGCATCAGGATGTTGATCTTCTCGACGGTGGGGGTGACCGAGTCGTCGGTTGTCAACAGGTTGATCACAAGGGCGAGTGACTTAGAAGTAACGGGAAACGTTGAGATATTCGTCGATACCTCAGCCTGCGTATTCCAGTGTGTGGACAAACTAGCTACCGACCAGGCACCCCCGTCCCAGTAGCGGTCATCGGTGCCGTCGTTCAGCCGATAGCGCACGCTGGCGCCAGCGGGTTGCTCGGCCGGGAGGGGCTCGACGTCAAAGCCTAGCCACTGCTTGAGGGCGAGAGGGTTCGTCAACCAGGTGGTGACTGTGAGGTCGTCGTCAGTCGGGTACTCGGCTGCCCCCGTCGCCTTGTTGTAACTCTGCACCTTCAACTTCAGCTTGCCATCCTTTGGGTCAAGGCGGATCTTGCCGCTGTCACTGAACGTGAGGCGTGACCTATTCTGCTCCTCGAAGGAGAATTCCTTGACCAACTTTTGCAGCATCAGTCAACTCCGGCTAGGGCCTTGCGGACAGCGGCCATCCAGTTAGCTTTGTACTTCGCTATCTCCGTTTTGTCCAATACACCCTTCAGGAACGGTCGCGCCGGCAGCACGATCACCTTCGTCCTGATAGACAGCGGGGTGACCTGCCCAGGGTACTTCTTCGCTAAGGCATAGAACAGCCGCCGCATCGGTGGTGTAACTGGGATGACCGCGCCGTCGTGCAGTATCTTGGCGATCATCATGATGTCCTCAACGTCCCCTGTCTCTGGGTTCTTCACCTGCCTATTCTTCAACACGCCGATGAGGGCGACGTTCCAGGCTACAGCGTCACCTGTGATCGACTTGAACAACTCTTCTGTGTCAACCAGGGGCTTTGAGCTACCTTTGAGGGCGCGGGTTAGCGGTGCATTTGCAGCAAACTTCCCCCGCTGTATATCCCACTTGACCCGGCCGGCGCCGATCATGGCGTTCTTGAGGGTGGCCTTCTTAACGTGCTTCTCCATCCGCCGAGGGAACTTCTTGGGGTCCAGCTTGTCCTTCAGTTCGTCGAACCCTTCCAGCGTGAGAGAAGCCTTGACGGTCACAGGTCACCCCGCTGGTGCGACGGGTGGCGGTCCTCGAAGTAGGCGCGGACCATGGTTGGCCCGCCGGCATGCGGGTAGTGCCCCATCCACTTCAGCTTGGTGATGTAGTAATCAACCTCCCTCTCGTTGTCCCCCTCTCCGATCTTGATCACCCGGTCCCCGCGATCCACCTCCACTTTCGCCCGCTTGAGGTCCCTAGTAAGGAAGAGGAGGTAGCCGTCGGAGTCTTCCACCACCCCGCCCTGCGAGGCTTTAGGGTCGTCGGCGTTCCCTACCGAGATCTGGGCAACGAGCTTGATGGGCTTCTGCTCTCGCCGCACCTGGCCCACTGGCTCCCGCAGGTTGTGATCATACGCGGCCGTGAACTCCCTGTCAGCCTTCCGCAACCAGACAGGGATAGGATGAAGGAGGCGCGGTAGGATAGCCATCTAGAACCCCATCACCCAGGAGTCGATACCTGGGTCGGAGATAAAGCGGATGGGCTCAG